GCATCCACCGACGACTCGTCACCCTCAGCCGTCTTGGTGAACACGGCGTGCGTCTGCCCGCGGTGCTGCGTCAGCGCACGGCGCACCCACCCCGAGATCGCCGGGTCATGCTCCTCCCCCGTGACCGCCACCAACGCGACGAGCGTGCTGCCCTCCGTCGGCGCCTGCCACTCGTCACCCTGCCCGCTGTCCCGGTCATCCGTGGTGTTGATCGCGGTGTCGCCGGTGACCGTGCACCACGTCGTCTGCACCCGGAACCCCGCCGGCGGCTCCGGCGGCTCCTCCTCTTCGATCGACTCCGGCTCATCCGAGTCGGTGGCCAGCGTCCCGCCGGCCGTGAAGTGCCGGGCGTTCCCGGACGTGTCGTTGAGGTCAGAGCTGGTCTCGAGCCGCCAGGCGCCCTGCAACCCCGATGACCGCACGGGCGTCGCAGAGTTCGACTCGGCCAGCAGCTCCGAGCCGTCCAGCGCCGCGTTCCACACCCGGACGCAACACGCCGACCCGTCCAGCGGCTCGGTGAACGTGTCATTGCCGACCGTCAGGACCGTGAGGCCGGTCTCGCCGGGTGTCTGCCCGGCGGCCTGCGACGACAAGGTCTCCGCAGCGTCGGTGCGCCACCACAGCGTCGCGCCGGAGTCATCGACCGTCAACGCGACGAAGTACCAGGTGCCCACCGACAGGTTCGTCGAGGTCGACCACCCCGACGTGTCCGACGGGAAGCACACCAGCTCGGTGCCGTTCTCCTCGGTCTGGACGATCAGGTAGTCACCGGAATCCGAGGACCGGACCTCGAAGAACGTCGAGTAGTCATCCCGGTCGGACGCCAGCTTGAACCAGCCGCACACGGTGAGCGGGTCGGTGTCGCCGGTGAGCCCGAGGCCGCCGGTGACCTGCAGTTGATCGGTGTCTGCGTCGAACCTGACCGCCACCGGTTCACCTGCCGAGCATCTTGAGGCCGCCGGCGTTGCGGATCTCCTTGCGGATCAGCTTCACCAGGTCCTTGTCCGACTTGATGGAGCCGGCGACGTTCACGATGATCTGGTTGGTCTGCGGACCGTTGCCCGGGCCTTCGCCGCGGCGGTTCACCCGCACCGTCGGATGCCGGTTCTTCGCCAGATCCTCGAGTGCCTGGACGATGTAGCGGCGGGCGCCGGGGGCGTTGAAGTCGAAGTCGGGGTGCTGCTGCCGGAACAGGCTGCCGATGAGGTCGGTGTGCGCCCGGAGGTTGTCCGACATCCCCCGAAAGGACAGGTCGTCGTAGAACCTGCCGCCGCGCATGATGTGCCGGCGGGTCTCACGGATCGCCTTGCGCAGCCCCCGGAACCGGACGCCGTGCGGCAGTACGCGGCCTGTGGGGCGCTGGCGGACGCGGACGAGCCGGCCGCGGCCGTGGAGCAGGTGGATGAGCCCGGAGCGGACCATGCGGCGGGTGCCGCGGTCGCCGATGTCGAACCACGGCGGCAGGATCCGCCGCTCCAGCAGCCGCTCCAGCTCCTTGGCTTCGCTGCGCAGCAACTTCGACGCGCCGGGGAACAGCAGGTCGTCGCCGACCCCCGAGTGCGCCAGGTGGGCGAGGAGCTCGCGGACGGCCTTGCGTTGCCGGGGGTCGAGGATGCCGCCGTTGGCCATCGCCCAGTGGATGTGGTCCCAGTGCTGCGCGCGCGTGACCCCGCTGTAGAAGTGGGAGCGGCCGTTGTGGATCTGCCTGCCTCCCGCCGGTGAGAAGATCAGCTCCCGCGTCGAGGGGCCGTAGTGGGATGCGATCCAGTTGAAGATCGCCATCGACGGGGTGATGTCGATCGCCCGGCCCATCCCGTGATACGACCGGTTGCCGGTGGCGGTGATCGCGCCGGGCCGGAACCCCGAGTGCAGCCGGACGCCGGGGAACGCGCCGGACACAGCCCGCCACATCGCCTCATAGCCGACGCCGGGGCCGAGCGGCGGGAACCGCATCTTCTCCCAGCTGAACGGCATGGACGCCGACAGCAGGAACTTGTCGATGATCCCGCCGCGGGCCATCACCGCCGCCGTTGGCTCCGGGTCGATGAGCGGCGCGCCGAGCAGCTTGTTCGTCTGCCGCAGCAGCTGCAACGCCCGCGGCCGGCGCGCGTCGTTGGCCAGCGGGATGAACGCCTCCGGACCGGCCTCACCGAAGATCCGCTGCGGCATCGACGTCAGCATCGGCGGCGCCGACGCCGCATGCCGCCGCGGCAGGAAGTCGATGTTCCCCAGCGCACGGCGGCCCGCCTGGTTGACGTGCGCCTGATGCTCGAACTCCAGCTTCAAGCTCGCGTCGATCTTCCCGACGGTCGCGCCGATCCCCTCCAACCGGTTGATCAACGACCGGACGTTCTCCTTCGCCTCGGCGATCCCCTTCGTCCCGAAGACCGTCACCACCCTGGCGGGCACGAGCCCGTATTGGTCGGCGAGCTCCTTGGCCTCCTTCTTCGTCAGGCCCATCTGTTCGGCCTGCCGGATGAACTCCCGGCGGCCACGCTGCGTCACCTTCCGCAGCTTCTCGGTGGACGCGTCGGTGCCTGCCTGCGCGGCTATCAGGTCCAGCGCGGACTCGGCGATGTCTTTCAACGACGCGCGGTTCTTCCGGCCGGCGTCGGTGTGCTTGTCGAGAGTGCGGCCGTTCTCCTTCAGCGACTCTGTGGCGTTGTCGATCGCCTCCTCGAACGCGTTCTGCGCATCGACCAGCGCGAACTGCGGATCCGCGAGCGCCCGCAGCTCCTTGGCGAGGTCGTCGACGCTGACCGACGCCTCCTTGGCGGCCTCGGCCTCCTCCTGCAGCTCCTCCGACGTGACCCGCACCGACTCGCCGGCGTCCTCCTGCGACCGCCGGACGTTCACGCCGGCCTGCGCCAACCCCGTCAGCCGATCCGTCGCCGCCTGCGTCACCCGCTGCGTGTCGTCGGCGCGCTCGTTGAACCCCTCGAGGTTGCCCGTCAGCCGCTTGATCCCCAGCGGGTCCCGGACAACGAACCCGGCCCCCCGGAAGAACACGAGCTTCGCGCGCTCCCACAGCAGAGCAAGCGGCACCACGGCCTCGCCCGCCTCCGCGCGGAGATTCTCCAGCTCCGCCCTGGCACGCTGCGTCTGACCGGCGGCGGTCTCCGCCTCCCGCCCGAACTGGCCCATCGCGCCGTTGGCCTCGGCCTGCTCCTTGATCATGGAGATCAAGACCTCGGCGTACTCCTTGGTGCCGGTCTCGACCTTGCCCATCCCGCGGGCGGCGGCCTCAGCCTGCACGGCGGTGACGTTGAGACCGAACCCGAACCGCTCCGCCGGGTCGGCCTCCCCACGGAACGTCGCGGCCAGCGCCTCGACGGCCTCCTGGGTGGTGCCACCGAACGTCGCGGCGACGTCCGCGCCGATCTGCACCAGCTTGATCGACTCGTTCGCCGCGAAGTTCACATCGCCGGTGAGCCGCTTGAGCACCGACCCGATCTGTGTGGTGCCCTCACGGAACGCCGCCTCCGACAGGCCCACCGAGTCAGCGGAGTCCCGGGCCCACCGGTCGATCACATGCCGGGAATCGTTGAAGATCGCCTGCGTGCCGCCGACTGCCTGCTCCAGATCCGACGCGGCCTGAACGGACGCCTGGAACTCCTCCTGGACGAGCGACAGGCCCTTGGAGATCGCCTGCCCCGCGAGGAACCCGCCGGCGGTCTTGGCGACCTCCCCGAGCGCGCCCTTGAACCCGAGCGCCTTGTTACGCGCCTGATCGACAGCCTGCTGCAGGTCACGGGCGTCACCGACGATCTTGACGCGGATCTCATCGGACCGGGCCACCCGTCACCTCCTCACCGTTCGCCTCAGCGACCATCCGGCGGACGTGCTCCCGCCACTGCGCCACGTACTCCTCCACCTCAAACCCCGACAACTCCTCCCACTCCCACGGTCGGAGCCCGTAGAAGCGGGTCAGGGCGGGCAGCAGCGGCAGCAGCCGCCGCCTCACCGAGAAGGGTCGCCATCCACCCCCTCGCCGTCCCCGTCCTCGGTGCTGTCGAGGCGGGTGCGGTTCTGCTCCTGCCGGCGTCGCGCGCCGGACAGGAACCGCTCGTAGGTGAACCGCTCCGCCACCGCCTGATAGGTCAACTCGGGCTGGTCCTTACGCTCCTGCAACCAGATCAACCCGGCGAGCACGTCCAGGTCGCGGACGCCGCCGAGCGCCAACGAGAACGCATCCAGCAGCGACAGGTCCAACTCGAGGCGGAACGCGCGGGCGTCCAGGGCATTGAAGTCACCGAACCGGACGACGTGGACGGTGTCGCCGTCGGCGATCTCCAGCGTCATGTCCAGCGGCGCCGGGGCCGTCCCGTTGCTGCTCTGCGCAGCCGTGGTGGTGGTCATCTGAACCCTGCCTTCCGTTTGGCGTCCTGCAGCACCTGGAACACCTCGTCGGTCGCCGCGGCCCGCGCCCGCTTGACGCCGGGGTAGAACCACCAGCCATCCGGCTTCGGCGCGAACCGTGGCTGGCGGTCGACCGCGACCCCGTGCCGGTATCGACGACGCCTCGTTCCACCGAAGACGAGCCAGCCGACGTAGGGGTACCGGGGGTGGCGGCGCTTGAGCGAGATGTAGGGAGACAGGCCGTGTGCGCCGGAGGTCACGGCGCGGTAGGCGTGGCCGCCCTTCGGCGGACCGACCGTGAAGTCGGCGCGGATCGCGTCGCGTTCCCTGCGGGCGATCGCCGCCAGCCTGCGCCGCGTCTGCGTGTGCAGCTCCCGGTTGAGGGTCCGCAGCCCGCGGTCCCACTCCTTCATGTCGACGATGAAATCAACGCGAGCCATGACACACCCGTGACATCGCCAACTCGAGGGATTCACAGGCCGGCTGCGCGCTCGTATGGTCGATGCCCATGACCACCGCACCCGCACCCACCGCGCCGGCCACCGTGTGGCCGCGGCGCCGCAAGCTGATCCTCGCCTTCGTGGCTGCCGTCATCGCAATCAACGTGGCCACCGCGCTGACCCGCGCCGCAGGCGACCCGATCGGCGACCTCCCTGAGCCGCTGCGCACGACCATCGAGCAGGAGACCAGCTGCGGCGCCCTCGCCCGCTGGCACCAGGCGTGGATCGACGCGTTCTACGTCGAGCTCGACCGACCCGGCTCCGACCCGCAGCGCAGGCAGATGTTCCTGGCGCGCGCCGAGGCCGTCGGGCAGCGGCAGGAACAGCTCGGCTGCCCATAGGTCAGACGGTCTGGTCGGTCGACTGATATTCGATCGCGATCGGCGGCTCCGAGTCGTCGTAGCTGGCCTCGAAGGGGACGGTCTGCTCGACCAGCTGCGGCCCGGACACCACCGGCGTGTCGCCGGTGAAGTGGACCTGCGGCACCGTGATCGTGCACTCGTAGTTGTGGGACCCGTCGATCGGCGACCCCACAAACGACAGGATCAGCTCGACGCCGGTGTCGGCGGTGAACCGGTCGTAGAACACCGTCGGGTCGGTGAACTCGGCGCGGAGGTTCCCGGTGATCGTGCGGAAGTCGTTGACCTCCGGCTCGGCCTTCAACCCGTTGGAGCCGATGAAGAAGCTGTCGGTCTTGAGGCTGTTGTCGCCGGACACGGACGCTTCGAGCACGCGGGCGACCGGTGATCCGGCGATGAGCAGGCTGCCGCCGAGGAACGTGAACAGCCCGCCGGTCGGCTCGGGCAGCTGCAGCAGCGTGGTCGATGCGGTGCTGGTGTCGACGTCCTCGGCGTCCAGGCTCACGGTGAGCTGGGGGATCGCGTCGACGTTGCAGGTGATCTCCCACGAGACGACCTTGCAGCCGTGGTAGGTGAACGCCTCGACCTCGGTGCCTGCGCCGTCCCGCAACGACTTCTGGACGGTGAGGGACTTGCTGGTCAGGCTGCCGAACTGGTGGGTCTGCATGTAGGCGTCTGAGCCGTCCTGTTGCGCCGGCGACCCTGGGGTGGAGCCGATCATGTGCTCGAACCAGCGGCCCATGCCGTTCTCGGCGAGCTCCATGACGACGTCGCCGGAGCCCATGCGGGCGGAGATGACGCGGCGTGCGCCGCGGCGCAGGGTGACGGCGCGGCCGGAGATGCCCTGCGATTCGAGGATGGTGTTCTGCCGCGCGAGGCTCTCGGAGACGATCTCGTAGCGGCGGGTGACGGTCGCGGGGGTGCCGTAGCTAACCTCCACACCCGTGCCGAAGACGGTCCGTAGTCCTAGGGCTGTGGCCATGCGCAGAAATCTCCCTGTTGCGGGCAGCCGTTGCGCGGATTATGGCCGACAACCAGCGCGGACGCCGACAACCCCCGGCACACCAGGGGCAACGGACGGTCAGGGGATTGCGTTCAGGTGATGCGGGCGCGGCACTGGACCTCGAAGTTCACCAGCGCCATCCACCCCATCCCCGGCCGATCCTCATCCTCACCGCCGACCGGCACCGGCGACATCCCCGACCCCCCAGCGTCTGCCGACGCCACCGCCACCGTCGCCCACCCCGACGGCAACGCCCCACCCAGCGTCCGGTCAGCCTGCACCGCCGCACGAACCGCCTCGTAGTGGCCCCAGGCTTGTTGATCGAGTTCCTTGAGCTCCTCGGTCGACCCGTCGCAGGTCGGGTCCCACACCTTCACGGCGCACTCGACGCTGTAGGTTTCCTCCTGCCGGCTGCCGCCGACCGTGACGTCCTCCGACCCGATGTTCGACACACCGAGAATCGCCACCACCTCGTGCTCCTCGGTGTGCGCCACGGGCGGACCATAGGTCACCTGGACGGCGTCCTGGTCCGGTGTGATCGTCGGGACGTCCGCGAACGCCTCCACCAGCATGCTGTGCAGGTTCGCCCGCGCCGCAGGGATCGAGGAAGCCATCAGACGATCAGCGGCTCGGCGCGGCGACGGTTCAGCACTGCGTCAACCTCCGGTATCCCGGTGGCGCGGCCGTGGCCGGGCTGCGCCAGCCGCACCGTCCCCAACTGATTCGAGATCAACGTCTGCCGGGAGGCGGGCCCGGACCGGTCCGTCAACAGCTTCGACCGCATCGCCACCAACCCCGCCTCATACAGCTCCTGGTCCGGCGCGTCGTGGCCGTGCTCATAGCCGACCGTGAGGGTGCCGGCGGCGGTGGTGATGGGGGTGGTGGTCTGCACGCGGCCGTTCGGCGTCGCCGACCAGTTGTCCACCGTCAGGTCGGAGCCGTCGAAGTCGGCGTGGATGAACGCGCGGACCGGCGCGCGGTCGAGGAAGATCCCGCCGCCCGCGTACCACATCCGCTCCAAGCGGTAGGTGGGGATGAACGACACCTGGCAGTAGTCGTCCACGAGGTCGGCCCACCAGTCGTGCGCCGCCGCAAGCACGTGGTCGGGGAACTTCGAGTCGTCCCCGAGGTCCTTGGCGTCGCGCAGCGCCGCCAACGTGGCGTAGACGTTCCCGACGATCCGGTGGTGCGTGACCAGCGTCCCATGCGTCGACGACACCCACGTCGCCGTCAGCCGGTCCACACGCTGCGTCTGCTCCGCAGTGAGGTCCAACGTCCGCGCCGCGGCACCCGACCCCGACGCCGGCGTCTCCCCGACGAGCTCGGTGCCGTCCCCACGGTGCACGGTGACCTGGACGACGCCGGGGTCGGCCGCCGAGTCACCCGACAGGAAGACGGCGGCGATCGTAGCCGGAGTGCCGCGCAGGATCATGCCAGCGCGACCAGCTCAGCCTTGGTCATCGCCTCGGCCTCGTCGACGGTGGCGTGACCGGCAGCGACGGCCCATGCGACCCACGACGCCTTCGGCGACGCCTGCGACGGACGGCGCACCTCCGGCACCCCGACCTGCGCCGTCTCCACCGCAGCGGACGGCACCGGTGCCGAGGCGGGTGCGGACGCAGCCGGCGCCGCAGCGGGTGGGGCGTCGTAGTCGACCTTCATCGGCCCGAACAGCGACTCCCGACCCACCAGGATCGGATGCCCCCGACGCACCGTCGTCAACCCCTTCCGCACCCGGATCCGACGCCCCTCCCACCAGAACACCGACGACTTCTTCGCGACCAGCACATCACACATCACAGCACCTCACTTCACCTCGTGAACCCCAGCAGACCAGTCCACCTCGAGCGCCGAAGCGTCAGCGCCGATGAACCACGACGCCACCCGCCCCGGCCGCGCCGACCTGCCGGTGATCAGCGACCGCTCATCGCGGTGGTCGACCAGCGACGGCGACGTGTGCCACACCTCCACCCCGCACGCCCTCGCGGCACGGAGGACGCGGATGTCATACGCCTCGTGAGCCTCCGCACGGTAGGCGGTCAGCAGCTCCTCGATGCGGGAGACGGGGAACAGGATGCCGACGCCGCCGCCGATCGTGTCCATCGCGATCCACGCCTTCGCCCGGGACTGCCGCTGCACCTTGGCCATCGGCGTCCTCGGATGCGTCCGCATCCAGTAGAGGCCGACGAGGCGGTCGCCGGACACCTCGACGGCCTGCTCCAGCCCCTTGACCAGGTCCTGACAGATGATCGCGTCGTCCTGCACCACCAGATGGTGCGACGCAGCCGGGTGATAGGCGGCGATGGCGCGTTCGCCGGTGTCGATGCGGTCATCCCACCGATCCCACACCACCTGCGCGTCCAGTTGTTCGGCCAGATCTTCAGCCCACGTCCGCCGCGCCGGGTGGGCCATGACCGCCACCGAGATCACCCGCCACCCCCTGACCCGAAGTGTGGGACGTCGTAGACGCCGGCCGCCCAGTCGACGTCCAACGCGGACGCATCCTGGCCGATGAACCGGGCGGCGACCCGCGGCCACCGCGCTGCCTCCTTCGGCAGCAGCGTGGTCTCGTCGCGGTGGTCGACCAGCGACGGCCACGTCGACCACCACTCCAACCCGAGGCGCATGGCGCAGGCGTGGATCCGCACGTCGTCATGCGGCGCATCATCCCGCTGATACTCCGCGATGAGGTCGTCGAGGATGGCGGTGGGGAACAGCAGCGCGACGCCGCCCATCGGCACGGCGCACACCACCCACGCCACACCCCGCTTCTCGATCGTGTCGGCGACGACCGCGCCCCACGACCCCGGCTGCGGCCGATTCCAATACAGGCTGATGACCGCCCGGGGCTCGACAACCGGTTCCTTGACGGCGACCTCGAGCCCGGGGATGAGGTCGCGGCACACCACCGCGTCGTCCTGCACCACCAGGTGATGCGACGCCGCGTCGTCGGCTGCCTGCAGCGCACGCAGCCGGGTGTCGAGGTGGCCGCGGCCGTCCTCCCACACCACCGGCGCGTCGAGCTGAGCGGCGAGGTCGGTGGCCCACCCCGACCGTGCGGGGTGGGCCATGACCGCCACGCTGATCGTCACGTGATCCCGATGGCGACCCGGAACGCGTTCGGCACGATCACCTTGCTCGAGTTCCGCCAGATCGCGTAGATGCCGCGCTGACCGATCGGGAACGTCGGGTCACCCGACCCGCCGCCGGTGGTGAACAGGTGCGGAATCAGCTCCACACCCATCCCCGCCTTGTCGACGATCAGGAACCCGGTCATGAAGTCCCCGAACACCAGGAACTTCGCGCCCTGCGCCATCGCCGGCACCGCAGAGGCGACGTGCGCGGGGTAGCCGATCAGCTCCGGGGGGAGCCCCTGACCGAGCCGCACCCACAGGTCGCCGCCGTCCGATTCCGCGCCCAGCGACCGGATGAAGTTGAACGTCGACCGGCGCGCCAGCCACCGGGCGCGCGGCAGGAACCGCTCGCCCAGCGACTCCTCGACGTTGAACAGCACGTCGTCAGACGTGGGCGACGTCATGGTGACGTCGACCTCCTGCGACACGTCCAGCCCGGTGATGATGCCCTCCGGGTTCGGCGGCGAACCGTTGCCCGTGACGAAGCTGGACGCCTCCTCCTGCTCCTTGCCGTCGTTGAGCAGACGGGTCATCTCCGACCGCAGCTGCGGCCAGTCCTCGTCGGACTCGACCGTGAACGGGATGAACCCGTGCACCGCCTGCGGCTGCACCTCCGGCTGCGCCAGGTCCGGCGCACCGTCCGACGGCGCCCGGGACGCCTCCAGGGTGCGCAGCACCGTCACGTGCGCGGACGTGACACCCTGCCACGCCTTCCCGGTGATCGTCTCCACCCGGGAGATCTGCCGCAGCGGGTTGATCGACCCGTCGCTGTCCAGGATGATCGTCGGATCCAGCTGGAACGGCACCGGCAGCGCCGCCTCACCCGGCACGGCGAGCGTCCCCATCGTCAACGCACGCTGCTCCTCGCTGGTGAGCCCCAGCGTGTTGCGGCGGATGATCGACTTGAAGAACGCCCGCTCGTAGATCTTCGACCCGGTGGCGATGATCCGCCGGGCGAGGTCACCGCGGCCAGCGTCCGGGCCGTCGAGCAGCTCCGCGACGTGGGTCTGTGCGTCCTCGCGGGTGTCGCGGCTGCGGCGGCTGTTCCCAAGGTCGGAGACGCCCGGGTACTGGCCGGCCTCGACGGCGCGCATCGCGAAGTCGCGATACACCCCCGGCAGCTCCTCGATGCTGCGTGCACGGTTGCGGGCCTCGGCGAGGTCGTAGATGTTCTCCGGCTTGTTCACCTGCACGTTCGGCGCATGCCGGCCACGGCCGCTGGAGCCGCTGACGTTGACCCGCTCGATGCGGCGGTCGTCGTTGGCGATCTCCGCCAACCGAGCGCGTCGCGCCTCCGCCGACTCGATCGCACGGTTGTGCTGCACCAGCTCCGCGTCCAGCTGGTTCCACTCGTCCTCCACAGACGACGGCAGCTCCGACGCGCCGAACTCGGCGTCGATCTCGGCCATCCGCGTCTGGATCTCACCGACACGGGCGCGACGCTCGTCCAGCGTCCACGTCGACCGCTGCGTCTCCACAGACGCAGGCTCAGCCACAGCAGCAGCCGCGGCGTTCGTGTTCTCGCTCACTGCAGTCTCCTCATTCGAGGGGGGCGGCTCTGAGTGCACAGACGGCGGCTCGTCAGCCCCGGATGTCTCAACGGTGCCGGCGGCTGCAGTGCCCTCGGCGGCTGCAGTGCTCTCCGGTGATGTTACGGCCTCATCGACGGCATCCGGAGCATCCTCGGTGTCCTCAGCCTCCACCGCCGCGGCGCGGGTGGCGTCGACGACCTCGACGTCCGCGCCGGCGAGGTTGATCACGATCCGCGGCCGCCCGTCCTCAACGTCAGAGCGGACGCCGACGATCATCCCCGGCTCGTCATACACCGGAATCGGCGTCGGCCCATACTCCCTGAGCGCCGTCTCCTTCCGCGTCACCACCGTCAACCTGCCGTCCCGCGACGGCCAATACGGCGCCCTGGCCGGCGACGACTTGATGAACGCCCCCGTGAACGACTGCCCGCGGATCGACCCGTCCTTGATCCCCTCCAGGACCTCCTCCGCCAACGGCGTCTTGGAGTACCGGGTGACCGTGAGCAGACCCCGGTCGTCCTCGCGGATCTCCAACGGCACACCCAGCGGCACCGACCCCCGCTCGCTGGGTGTGCCATGCAACGTCTGACCGTGGTTGTAGAACACCCCGATCTTCCCCGCGCGCTCCCGCAGCGTCTTCGCGAACGCCCCCCGCTCGATCTGCTCGACGTAATGGCCCTCCTGGTCGCGGACCTCGGCCTGCACATCGAACAACGCCGCATACGCGACGACGGTGCGGCCATCGCCGCCCTTCGCGCGGGACACGATCTCGATGTCGTCCAGCGGCACGAACCGCGTCTGCAACCGAGACGTCCACTCCGGCGCCTTCACCTGCTCAAGCGTGGTCGTCATGACCCATCTCCATCGCCGCTGCTGGCGTCACCGCCACCGGACGCCGCGACCGGCAGCAACTCATCCGCCGACAGATCCAACCCAGCGCCCGCCCGGTTCAGGATCTCCCGCGCCTCACGCTGCGAGATCACCGTCTTCCCCGGCGTCGCCACATAGATCTTCTGCAACATCTCCGTCAGCTCACGTGCCCGCGCCGCCGCATCCCCCGACACACCACCGCCGCCGCCGCCGGCGAGCTCGTCGGTGGGGTGCAGCTGCACCGACAGGCGGCCCGTGTGCTCCATCACCGTCCAGTCATGCGCCACGATCGCGTCCCGCGCCGAGGTCGGGTCGTAGCCGGCCTCCGCGAGCTGCCGCATCGCCACCGCCTGCGTGTGCTGGATCTCCGCCGCGTCCTTCGCGTCCTCCCGCATGAACGGCACCGCACGCGTGTCCGGCCACAAATACGCGCCAGGCGGCGGCGGAACGATCGTCTCCAGCGACGCGGCGGCGTTCATCCACAGGTGAATCAGCGTGCCGTCGGCGTAGCGGCGACGCGCCGCGGTGAAGTTCCCCGCATTCAGGCTCGAACCCTGCAGCCCCTCCGAGAACCCGACCCACGACGGCGGCACCCCAGCCGCCGCCGCGAGCCTGGATTCGCCCTTGCCCTGGGTGGCGGCGAAGTCCAGCTGCTGGAAGTCCTTCCCGACGACCTGCAGATCCGCGCCGCCGAGCAGGAACAAGGTGCGGTAGGCGTTGTGCCAGCCGACGTGGTCTTCGTTGAAGACCTCCTTGAACTTCCGCGCCTGCTCGAGCGTGGTCATCGGGTCGAACTTCACGACCATGTTCGGAGTCGCGGCGTTCGACAGGAACCTGCGCTTGTGCTCAACCTGCGCCGAGTCCGCCTGCACGTCCCGGATCACCGGCGTGATCCACGACATCCCCAGGAAGTTGAGGTCCGGGTCGGGGATCGGGGCGTAGTGGGCGACCTCCTCCGGCAGCAGCACCAACGGCCGCGAGTTGGGCGGCATGTACACATAGCCGGCGACGTCGACGTCGCCGGCCTCGGCGGGATGGTCGGCGTCCTCCCCGGAGCCGAGGAGGATCGCCACCCACTCCGGCCGCAACCGATGCAGCCGGTTGCGGACCCGGCGGATGTAGCAGTTGCCCGCCAGGCTGGCGTCGATCTCCATCCGCGCCAGCAGGTCACCCGTCGTGCCGCCGTGCCACGGCCGCTCCAGGATCCGCAGCTCCGGCGTGCCGAACATCCGCGCCGGCATCCCGCCCTCGAACCGCGTCCACTGAAACCTGGCCTGGGAGAACACCTGCAACCGGGCGACGACCAACGCGAAGATGATCCCGTTCGTCTTGTGCGCCGCCGACGCGGTGTGGGCGATCTTCTCCTCATCGATCGACCCCATCGACGTGGACAACAGCGGATACTGCACCCCGTCGAACGTGAACATGTTCACCCAGTCGGCCAGCGTCGCCCGACCGACCGGCGCCGGCAACGACGACCGACGCGACCCGCGTGCCGCGACAGTCTCGCCGATCCGCTCCAGCAACCCCAACGCCGCTACCCGCCCTCACCCGACGCCGCGGGCCGCGCCGTGACCCAGCCGACCTTCACCGCC